CAGGATGGTAAATGGTGTAACAAGTTATCAAGACAGTCACAAGAAATCAAGATTAAGAAACAGGATATAGAAAAATGTAAGTTATGTAAGGGTAATTCAGGATGGTTATTGACTGAACAAGGCAGGATTAGACTTGCTGATAGATACTCACCAACAATGGAAGAGCATATTAATTTATATCATCCAAACAATGAGGTATTAGATGACATAGATATGATGGTAATATTCCCTGAAGATAAAGAACAACTAAGAAAAAATAGATTAACTGGAGGGTATATAAATTGAATGATGAAGAAAGAATGAAACATTTAAAAAATAAACTTTATTATATTTTACATAAAGAAGATGTTAATCAAAAAAGGAAGCTATATAAAAGACAGCCTTGGTCTGAAAGAAAAGATAACCCTAAAAATAAAAGCAAAGGTATAAATAATGAGGAATAGATGGTAGAATATGTTCAGTAAAAAAATAAAAATAGAATTAGAAAAGAAGGATGACACAATCCACTTAGAACCAATCAGTGATATTCATATTGGTCATGTAGGATTTGATGAAGACCTTTATAAAAAGAGAGTCAAAGCAATTTGCAGAGACAATAAACGATATACATTTTTTGGTGGAGATGCATTGGATGCAATCACAACTTACGATAGGAGATTCAATCCAGATATGTCAGTAGAACATGACATTGATAATCAGAGACAGAGATGGCAAGATATGTCACAGAAATTATTCGATATTCAAAAGGAACAAAATAATGAAAAGATATGGTCTTTCTATCATGGGAATCATGACTATAAAATACCACAAATAACAAGAGCATATTTGGAGAACACAATGTGTAAACCAAATGGCTTGACATTTATGGGAAGTAGAGGTGTCATGGGATTGGAGATAACTTATAAAAAGAAAATTTTATCACAGTGGTCTATACTATTCATACACGGAAGTGGTGGTGGTAAACCTGAAAGAATGATGGAACAGATGAAACACAATGCATACTATGACGTATTCCTTTGTGGACACCTACACCAGAAGAGATATCAACCAGAATTAGTATATGATTTCGACTGGGAGTCAGGTAAAACATGGGAAAGAGACATACATCTAGGTAATACAGGCACGTTTTGTAAGACTTTAATAGAAAATACTGATGGTTACATGGACAGAAAGAATGAGATCATCGGTTCTCAGTTAGGAACATTGACTCTATCATTCAACGCTGAAGGAGGTAAAATAATTGGTCATATCTAGAGCAGTAAGACCTAAAAAGAAAACACTTACAAGTGTTGTAGAGACAAGTAACAAACATAAAAAGATGTCCACTAGAAGTAAGTTATTACAAACATTAGGAAAACATAAAGATGGTTTAATACTAACTGAGTTAGCATTTGAATCAAATGTTAAGAGTTGTGGAAATGTATCACAAATACTAAGTTTCTTAATTAGATCAAAAGAGGTTGTTAAAGAGACCTGTCCTCACTGTAATCATACAGAGTTATATAAAATAAATATATAACATACATATATTCAGATAAGTTTATATCACCATTAATCTATAACTCTATATGTTTATCAATATTTGTTGGACGAAAGACGGTGAAACTAAAAAAACACTTATGGCTATGGAAAAAGCAACTCATATGGTTCAAAAACTAGAGAACCAAGGTATTAAAACTTGGTTAGAATCAGAAAAACTAACTGTATAAAATACAATACCACATCTTTTATTTTTTTTTCATAAACGTTTATATGATCCCACATATAATAGGAGGTATGAAATTTAATTCTACAATCAAATCAATATCAATAAGTAATGAAGCAAGAAAAGTATATGAAGAGTTAGAAATTATACGACCCAAACATATTTCTTTTAGTTTGATGTTAGCAATAGCAGCAGATGAATATACAAAAAGTCATAAGCAAGGATTGGTTAAATTAGATAATTTCTCTCCTACGGAAGACAGGGTGTCAACACCAAACATATCATCTGGAATAGATACTTGGATTGGATTCATTACATCAATAGATGTTGAAGAGTTCAAAGAGGTACAACAAAAACTTACACAAATACAAAACATAGTGGATGAGAGGAATGGAAACAACATATACTGACTCTGCAATACTAGACAAGTTCTATAATATATCTGGAACTGGAGTTCTACAAGGCAGAAAATATTTTGGTATTCTAAATTCTCTTACACCATTCAGTACGTTCACTGTAAATGTAATGGAAGATGGAATATATGAATTCTTTATGATAAAGAAAGAGGCTTTCAAAGCAGTAATAAAAGAGGCTGTGTTAAGATACTTGGAAGTAAAACATGCTGATTATGAAGATGTAAGAAACTCATTCAGAAATCTCAAGATACATTTGGTAACAGATAGTACTATACCAATGCATGATTTAAATGCAAGAGACCATGAACAAACAGTTGTAACATTTGACTGTGAGGTTATAGCAGTAGAGAAAGAGAAAACATATGTTAAAAAATGTGTAGGTCAATGTCCTCTATGTTTTACAGATCAAACAATACAATGTACGTTTGAAAGAGATATTAAAACACTAGTATGTAATAATATAAAATGTAAAAAACATACACTTGCTGTTAAAAAAGAAGGGCTTGTAACAGATAACATACAATACATATACCTTCAACAAATATTATCTGATGCAAAAAATAGCACTCCAATAACATTCAGAGCAGTAACCATAGATGATATGTCAGGCACTATATATGTAGGTCAAAAGAAACGTATTACTGGTATGTATAAGTCAGTTATAGACATGAAAAAACAAGAGAATGTAAACGATATTCTCATAGAGATAATGTCAGAACAAGACTTGGAAAAGAAAAATGATACATGTTTAACTGATACAGAGTTAGAGAAGTTAAAGAATGATGCTAAAGATAAAGACTTTACATATAGATTAACAACAAGTTTTGCTCCACTAATCATGGGGTATGAGGACATAAAATTCTCCATACTACTCATGTTAGCAGGTGGATACTCTAAGGTAAAGAGAAATGATATTAACTTACTACTAGTAGGTGATCCATCTCTAGCAAAGTCAGAACTGTTAAAAGAATGTTCTAAAGTATCAAGTAAATCCATGTACACCTCAGGTAGAGGAGCAAGTGCAGCAGGATTAACAATAGGTATTGTAAAGATGGAGAATGGTACATCAGTGGCACAAGCAGGGGTTCTACCATTATGTAATGAAGGACATGCATGTATAGATGAGTTTGATAAAATGAGTACTGATGATAGAAGTGCAATGCATGAAGGTATGGAACAACAGACAGTATCAATAGCAAAGGCAGGGTTTAGAATGACACTACCAGCTAAGACAAGCATACTTGCAGCAGCCAATCCAAAATATGGTAAATATGATATTGACTCATCATTAATAGACAACATTAACATACCTGTACCATTGGTATCTAGATTTGATATGATATGGTTGATAAGAGATAGTGTTAATGTTAAGGAAGACCATGAAAAGGCAACATTCATACTTGATACATTCACAGGTGATGACCAATCCAACAAGGTATATTTACCAAGAGATCAACTAACATCATATCTTAATCATGTAAGAACATTGAAACCAACAATAACAACAGAATCTAAACTAAAAATGACTGAAATATATCAAAGTATGAGGGCTTTATCAACAAAGAATGATTCATTAGCCATAGGTATACGACAACTCGAAGCACTCGCTCGTCTTGCGACAGCACACGCAAAATTACTATTCAAAGATAAAGTGGAGATCAGTGATATAATCGCAGTAGAGGGACTCATGAAACGAATGTTTACCTCACTCGGAGTTCAAACAGACAAGGAATTTAATCAAGCAGGACTCATGGTAGGTGCAAAGGAAAACAAGGAACAGTTAGCAAACAGAGTATGGGGAGAGTGTGCAGATGACAAGAAACACGTAAGCCATCACAAATTCATAGAAAAACTTTCTGCAACAGACAAGTTCACAGAAAATGATGCAGAGAAATTATTTGGCAACTGGGAAAAGAACAATTATATATCAATGGCAGGGGGAGGAAAATGGAAGAAGACATAGACAACATTCATATAGAAGAAGATTCTAATGATACCATGAGTGAAATAATTGAAATTTCTGATAATGAAAAAACAGAGGAAATAGAAGAACCAAAACTACAACTAGACCTTTCAGTAGGACAACTAGAAGGTGTTGGTGCTGTAACTACAAAAAAACTTGAAGCATTTGGAATTAAAAATATAATAGACATATGTGTAAGAGGTGGACAGGAAGTATCTGAAATTACAGGTGTTGATAAAGCAAAGGCAAATAACTGGGTATTTAATTCACAAAGAATACTTGAAGACAATGATTTGATAAGAAACACAAATATGGAAATAATGGATCTATTAGAGTACCAAGAGAATCAACCAAGACTTGCTTCAAAATGTACAGCAGTAGATGATTTGTTTAACGGTGGACTTGTATCAGAATCAGTATACGAAGTGTATGGTGAATTTGGTTGTGGTAAGACACAATTATGTCTATCATTAACAGCAGAAGCTATAGCACAAGGAGAAGATGTTGTATGGATTGATTGTGAAGACACATTCAAACCAAGAAGACTTAAAGAGATTCTAATAGCAAGAGAGTTGGCAACAGAAGAAAATGCTAATGAAATGTTAGAACATGTAAAGTATTTCTATACACCAAATACAGAACAACTCTTAGGAACTGTAGACTCGTTATCACAACTCATGCAGGAATTAAACGTAAGACTTCTTGTACTAGATGGTTCTATAGGACAATTTAGGGAAGAATACCTAGGTAGAGGACACTTATCTGTAAGACAGAATCAGATAGCAAGACTCATGACACACATAAAGAATATATCATTCTACTTTAGATGTGTTGTATTATTCACTAACCAAGTACAATCAGACCCAAGTGTAATGTTTGGTGATCCAATAAAACCAATCGGTGGTAATATTGTAGCACA